CAAGGTAAACGTGCTCAGCACAGCAAACATGCTGGACCGCGCCGAGGCAATCCACGCCACCGTCGCCCCAATCCTTGTCGAGCATTTCGGCGCTAAGCAGATGCAAGCCCTCGGGCGTAAATCCGTGACCATGCCAGACGGCTCCAAGTGGGAAGTCAGAGCTGCATCGACTCGCTTGCACGGTGGCTCCTACGATCTTGTTGTCGCTGACGAAATCTTCGACATCGCCGGCGAGATTATGGATCAGGCAATCAGGCCCACCATGATTGCTAAAAGTAACCCCCTGCTTTCTATGTGGTCGACGGCTGGAGATGCGGACTCACTCTTTATGCAGCAGATCCGTGAGCAGGGTTTACGCGACATTGACCGTGGTGAAAACAACGGTCTTTATTTCGCTGAGTGGAGCATGCCCCCTGAGGCCAAGGGTGAGGAGTTCTATCGGTGGGCTAACCCAGCGCTGGGCACCACGATCACAATGAAGGCTCTCCGTGCAGCGTCCAAGAAGGATTACTTCCAACGTGCTCACCTGAACCAGTGGGTCTCAAGTCGTGGCGCTTGGGACATTGGTGATTGGAGCAAATGCCACACCAATCTTGAGATGCCTGCGGGCGGGGTGCTTGCCGTTGACAGCTCTATCTCGGAGGCTCGCTATGTCGGCGTCCGCGCGGTGCAGATGGATCACAAGACCATCGTGCATGTCGAATTTGTGGTTGACACAGAAGATGAAATGTGGCGACAGATTGAGCGCGTCATGCAAGACAAGTCCACCACCCTTGCGATTACACCAACGCTCGAGATTCACATGCCCACGCAATACTCTCGCCGGTACAGCGTCGTTGGATACGGTGAGCTTCTTCGCTACACCACCCTTGTGCAGAAGATGATCCTTGAGGACAAGGTTGCCCACACTGGGTCTACCGCATTGGCTGAGCATCTCGGCCGCGCCGTAATGGTCAAAACCGCCCAAGGCGCCGTGCTCAGTTCGCAGAAGAGTCCCGGACCTATCGAGCTTGCACGTGTTGCCGTGTTTGCAATCTCGCTGATGCTCTCACTAAGTGACCGCCACGCGTCGGGCGTGGTGGCCACCCTCTCGAAAGGTCATCATGGGTTTATTCACTAAGGGTGAGACCAAAGCACAGATCAGCCCAGCGCCCGTGCAGAAGGCAGCTGCTGCAGGTGGCTACTCATCCAACAGCGCTAGCTCGGCAATGATTGGCCAGTACTACACGTACCAAGAAGGCGAGGCGCGTAATCGCGCAATGCAGGTACCAGCGGTTTCTCGTGCCCGTGATCTTCACGCCAGCGTCATCAGCGCCATGCCACTCAAGATGTACCGCGAAACGTGGAACGAACAAACACGCGAGATGGATTACATCGACCTTGCGCCTCGTTCGTGGTTGCGTCGCCCAGATCCGAGCATCACTTACGAGACGCTTATGAGCTGGACGTTAGACGACCTTTTCTTTTTTGGCCGTGCGTTTTGGTGGATTTCTAGCAGAACACAAGACGGATACCCAGCATCGTTTACACGTTTGCCCGCAGGATCCATTACTACAACCGATCAAGTAGGGCCCGTATGGTTTGCTCCTTCCAAAGAGGTTTATTTCAACGGGTCAATGCTCGACCCAAAGGATCTCGTACAATTTGTAGGCGCTTCACAAGGGATCATCTATCAGAGCGAGCAGAGCATTGCGACAGCACTCAAGATTGAGGACAGCCGCTACCGCAATGCGGCGTCGGCCATCCCAAGCGGAATCCTTCGGCAAACTGGAGGCGAGCCCCTCAGCGCTCAAGAACTTGCCGATCTTGCAGCTGCTTTTAACGCTGCTCGAGCAACCAACCAGACCGCAGCGCTGAATGAGTTTCTTTCTTATGAGCCAACCTCGGCAACACCGGACAAGATGCTTCTTATTGAGTCAGCCAACTACAGCGCTCTTGACCTCAGCAGGCTCTGCAATTGCCCTCCTTATTTGCTGGGAATTTCAACGGGCAGCTACGCCTATACCAACAGCCGAGAGTCACGCATTGACCTCTGGACCTTTGGCACTAAGTCGTATGCAGAAGTAATCGCGTCCACGCTCAGCGCCGACAACATTCTCCAGCGCCGCTGCCGGCGAGCCAACAGGGGAGCGCCGCATTGATGCGATTGCTGTCCCTTGGAATACTTTCGCAACCGTCAGCGACGGCACCGAGGTCATGTTTAAGGAGGGCTCACTTCCTGTAGATGGCAAGGCTCCTCGTGTTTTCATGTACCACGATTCTTCCCAGCCCGTAGGCATAGTGAGTGAGAGAGTGTCAACGAGCGAGGCAATGCTTGCGAGCATGTACATCTCGCGCACCTCAGCTGGTGATGACGCATTGACCCTTTCGGCTGATGGCGTTATGGAAGTTTCCGTGGGTGTAAACCCTCGAGAATTTTCATACGACGATCAGGGCCGCATGATCGTCACAGCAGCCGATTGGATGGAATTGTCATTAGTGCCCATCGCGGCCTTCGAAGGTAGTACCATAACTCGTGTAGCTGCGTCAGCAGATACAGAACCCGACACAGAACCCACACCAAAACAAGTCGAGGAGACAGAACCCGTGGACTCAGTACAGCCAGAAGCAGCAATCGAAGCTGCGACACCAACCGCACCAATCCCCGCACAAGCTAAGCGCAACTTCGGCATGCCATCTGCCGGCGAGTTCATGGCTGCTTACCACATCGGTGGCGAAGTTTGGCAGCGTGTAAACGCAGCAGCAAAAGAAGTTGCAATGTCAAAGCAGACCGCATTGCAGGCTGCAGCTGGCGACTCATTGACAACCGACACGCCCGGCCTCTTGAACCAGATGGTCCTCGGTCCTGTGTTTACGGATCTCAACTACATCCGTCCAGTCGTTTCAGCAGTGGGCGCTCGCGCGTTTCCTGACGGCGGAACTCAGAAGACCTTCATCAGGCCTACTTGGACCACCCACCCAAGCGTCGGCTCTCAGAGCCCAGAGCTTGGTGGCGTTTCCGCAACCACGCCAGTGATTGCATCCAACGTGGTGAGCAAGACCACCCTCGCTGGACAGGTAACACTGTCAGCTCAGGACATCGACTTCACTTCGCCAGCCGCAATGGAAATCATCTTGCGCGACCTCGCTGGACAGTACATGTTGCAGTCGGACGCAGTTGCTTGTGCAGCAATCCTCGCAGGAGACACCGCATCAGGGTCCACATGGACAGTGACAGCAAACGACCCAACCTCATTGATTTCTGCACTGTACGACGCAGCAACAGACATCCTCGCAGCAACCAACTTCTTGCCTGACCACATCTTTGTCAGCCCAGACGTATGGAAGAAATTGGGCAGTCAGTTGAACGCAGAAAAGTCCCCAATCTTCCCATACACCGGCGCAGCTGGTCTCATGGGTGTAAACGGAATGGGCACCGCAAACGTGACACAAATGAACACCTTCAACCCACTGGGCTTGAATTTGGTCGTTGACCGCGCATTTGCCCTAATCCCGAAAGGCGGTACCGCCATGGCGGTATTCACAGTTATCTCTCATCAGCGTCTGGACGATTACGCAGTCGTCCAGACCCTGACGGGAACTGACATTGAAGTCGGTCAGACAATCACGCTGGCTGGTTTAGGCCACGGTCTTAACGGCACACACGTGGTGCTTGACTGTCCTCAGTACGAGTACACGGGTGTTCAGTCAAACACTGGTGAACTTACGTTTGATCCAGAAGTGGCACGTCCTAACCAGTTGCTTTTCCGTGATGAAGGAGACGACCTTCAGTTCAGCGCTGCACTGCCGACAGGCACCTGCACATGGACGCTGACCTGCACTTGGGTCACGGCTACGGACATTGAGGACTATGTCGGCATTGGAACGGCCTCTATTGAGGAGGCTGCTTTCTTGACTCAGTGTGCTTCTGCTTGTAACGCGTTTGCATACCGTCGCAGATACGAAGCGGGCTACCTGCAGGACAGTCTCACCACTGCTCCATCTGGTGACGTCAAACTTGGCACCATCATGATTGGCGCTGCGTACTACAGGCAGAAGGGCAGCTTCAACACGATTGCTACCTTTGACGGCATGGGCGCTCCACCGTCCACCGGTGTCACCCCAATGGTCATGCAGCTACTCGGCATTAACCGTCCGCAGGTTGCATAGTGGCTTACACGGATCTATTTAACGAGGCCATCGACGACCTCACCGCAACGC